GCTGGGGCGCTTCTCGCCGTCGCTCTTCCGGCCTTCTTCTTGGCGGACCGCTTCTTACCGGTAGGCACCGTCACGCCCTTGGTCAGGTCGCCCTTCTCGACGGCCTCGACCGTCTTGGCGACGTCCTTCTTCCGCGCCGCAGCGTCCGCTTTCGCATCGGCCTCGTACTCGGCCAGGGAAACGATCTTCTTCCGCTTGGCCGGGCGTTTGACCACGCTCCGCAGGCGCTGGGCGCTCTTGATCCGGACCTTCCGGTTCGTGGACACGTTGACCGCGTCCCACCCGCCGTGGGGGCTGACGCCGGTGATCCGGACATCCGCCAGCGACCCGCTGACTTTGCAGCGGTACGTCTGTCCGACCTTGACTTCGTTCTTCTTCATGGTTCTGCTCCTCATGTTGGGTCCCATCGGGACGGTTTCTTACAGTCTGACATCTTCACAGAGGCGGTTGTGCTCGTCGCCACCGCCGACCAGCTCGATCAGCCGGTCGGCGAACCATCGAATCTGCCGGTCCACATCGTCCCGCTGCGTCGTCGCCGTCTGGCAGAATGCGGCGATGGCCGCGACGGCGTGCGGGCTGAGGTTCTCGCGGAGGGCGTCGTTCAGCATGTCCTCCGGCTTGGGGTTCTCCGGCACGGTCACGCGGCGCTTCTTGCCGTCGACCTCGGCGTCATAGACCTTGCCGGTTGCGGCTCGTGCTCGTTTCATGGCGGTTCTCCTTGCTCAGCGGCTCTGGACGATGGTCAGCTGGAACTCGCTGCCGTCGGGCGTGGTGATGACCAGGCCGGCGTCCCGCGTCAGGACGCCCGCCTCGTCGAAGGTGCTGGTGCGCTCGATCCCGGCCAACTCGCCGGGCATGTCGAACTGGTCGAGGTCCTCGGTGTCCATGTAGGACAGCTCTTGCAGCAGGTTTCTCAGTGCGTCTTGCAGTTCGGTCTCGTTCATGGCTCGGTCCTTTCAGTCTGCGAAGTGCTGGAGCACGCGGACGTACTCCTCGATCTCGCTGTTGGTCCCGTCGTAGCCGTCGAGGGTGTGCTGGAGGCACTCGGCCATCGACCGGATGTCGTCCTCGCAGTCGGCGAGGACCATGTGCTTCCGGTCATCGCTACGCGGGCGGATGATCGTGACCTCGATGTACTCGTTGTCCGTCGTGCGGCTGATCTTGGCGAAGGCGCGCGGCAGCCTCTTGCCGCGCTCGATGCTTCCGGCCAGTTCGATGCTTGTGATTCTCATGGTCTTGTCCTTTCCGTTTGCCATGTTCATGGACACACAGGGCCATGGTTTTCCGCCCCCGCCAAGGGAATAACCGCGAGGGCTCACAGATTTATGTATGCCACATGCGTCGTCAGGTGCGCGACTTATGACAGCTAGCGAAGATTCTTCGAAAAAACCTGCGCCCCCCGCTGCCAGCGCGGCCGACCCCGGCGCCCAGGAAACCGCCGAGGCCGTGAACCCCGCGGCGCTGAGCATCGCGCAGGTGGCGCAGATGCTCGGCGTGCCCGTCGAGAAGGTGCAGGAGCATGTCGACGCCGGGGCGACGACGGGCCCGGGCGGGACGGTCAACCTCGTGCACTACGCGGCATGGCTGAACCGGGAACTGGTGAGGACCGATGGCAATTGACCCGTCCAGGTTGACGCAGTCGGAGTTGCTCCAGCTCATCAACGCCACACCGCTGGGCGTGGTGCTGACGCGGTCGCGCCTGCGCCGGCAGATGGACGCCGGGGCGCTGCGGTTCGGGGACGGGACGCACATTCATTTGGTGCGGTACGTTCGCTGGCTGATCGACGAGACGGACAAGCCCCGGCCGGGGAGGATGGACTATGCCGAGGCCCGCCGCCGCCAGGCCGAACGCAACCGTGCCGCGACCAAGGCCAGCCAGGACGTCTACCCCGTCCCGGAGATTGAAGACTACCCGCGACGACAGGCATGTGCCGAGTCGTTCCGACTGTTCTGCGAGACGTACTTCACGACGGCGTTCCACCGGGCGTGGTCGGACGACCATCTCCGCGTGATCAGCCGGATCGAGAGGGCCGTACGCGAAAGCGGGCTGTTCGCCTTCGCTATGCCTCGCGGATCGGGCAAGACGACGCTCGCTCGCTGCTCAGCGCTGTGGGCCGTCTTGTACGGCTACCGGCCCTTCGTTTGCCTGATCGGAGCTGCCGACGATCGGGCCAAAGAACTGCTGATCCCCATCAAGAAGCACATCCTGGAGAACCCGCTGCTCCTGGCGGACTTCCCCGAGGCGGTCTACCCGCTGCGGGCGCTGGAGAACTCATCGAAACGCCAGCTTCAGCAGCATATCCGGGGGCAGCTCACGCACGTGCACTGGGGCCAGGAAAAGCTGATCTTCCCAACGCTCGAGGGCGAGCACCTGCCGTTGGCGCTGCGTCAGGACGGCTACGAGACCAGTCCGTCTTCCGGCTCGATCATCACCACGACCAGCCTGGACGCCAACATGCGTGGCCAGCAGCACACACGCGTGGACGGGTCCATCATCCGTCCGTCGCTGGTGCTCCTGGACGATCCGCAGACGCGCCAGTCGGCCGCGTCGCCCACGCAGACCAAGCGCCGCATGGAACTGCTCAACGGCGACGTGCTGGGCATGGCCGGCCCGGGCGAGACCATCTCAGCCGTGCTGACATGTACGAAGATCTACGATGGGGACCTGGCCGACCAGGTGCTCGATCGCGAGAAGAACCCCGAGTGGGACAGCGAGTGCACCAAGCTGGTCTACGCCTTTCCGTCCAACGAGACGCTCTGGGACGAGTACACCCGCATTCGGAAGGTCGAAGGCCACGCCGAGGCCACCGAGTTCTACCGGCGACACCGGGAAGCGATGGATTCCGGCGCGATCGTGGCCTGGAAGGACCGGTACGACAGCCGTACGGAGATCTCCGCCGTCCAGCATGCGATGAACCTCCGGCTGAAAGTCGGCCCCGAGGCCTTCGCCAGCGAGTATCAGAACGAGCCGGTCCTTGAGCAGGTCAGCGACGACGTGCTGACCGTCGAACAGGTCTGCTCGAAGATCAACGGCTACCAGAGCGGGGAGGTGCCCCTGGCCGCCACGACGCTGACAATGTTCATCGATGTGCACAACAAGCTGCTGTTCTACTGTGTCTGCGCGTGGGAGGAGAGCTTCACCGGCTACGTCATCGACTACGGCACCTTCCCGCAGCAGAAGCGCTACAGCTTCACGCTGGCCAACGCCTCAAGGACGCTCCGGCGGGTGTTCCCTGGCACCGGTGTTGATGGGGCGATCCACGCCGGTCTGGAGAAGCTCGTCTCGACGTACCTCGCCCGCGAATGGAAGCGTGGTGGGGGCTTGATGAAGATCGACCGGGTGCTGGTGGACATGGGCTACAAACCGGGCATCGTGGCCGACGTGAAGCGCAGGGCCGGCGGTGCCGCGATGATGCTCTCGAAGGGGATCGGCATCCGCGCCAGCCGCAAGCCGCTCTCGACGTACACCCGCCACCCCGGAGAGGTCCACGGCCACTTCTGGTACGTCCCCAACATCCGCAAGACTGGCGAGTTCCCCCACGCGCTGGTGGACGTGAACTACTGGAAGACTTTCGTCCACGCTGGCCTGGCTACCGCCGCCGGGGACCGCGGCTGCATCTCGATCTTCGGCGAAGACGCCCGCGAGCATGACCTGTTCGCCGAGCACGTTGCCCATTCCGAAACCTGGGTCGAGACCAGCGCCCTGGGCCGCGTCGTGCACGAATGGTCCGCCCGGCCGACGCGTCCCGACAACCATTGGTTCGACTGCCTCGTCGGCTGCGCCGCGGCCGCATCGATGTGCGGAGTCAAATCCCCGGGCGAAATCGCACCCGAACGGCATAGGAAACGGTATACGCAGGCAGACCTGCGAAGGAAGTGGTGATGGCCGAACTGTCGGGACAGCGAAAGACATGGTCGCCCGACCCGGCGATGGTCGGCCTCACGTGCCGCAACTGCGGCTGTCGCCACTTCTACGTCGTGTACACGCGCCGAGCGCCGCGCGCCAAGCTGATCCGCCGTCGGGAGTGCCGCAATTGCGGCCGACGGATGACAACGGTTGAGCAGGAGAAATGACATGGAACGTTTGAATGAGTTCGAGCTGGAAGTACTCGAGAACTTGCCCGTCGAGCCGATAGGCCTCTCGCTGACAGAGCTTGCCGACGGGCTGCTTGATAACCGCAGCCCGGCTGCCAAGGGCAAGGTTCGCCGCGCGCTTGTGCGGATCACGGAGGTCCTCGGAGGTCTGCATGTGGACAAAGGCAATGACGACCTGGGCGGCTTTGCGGTGAAGATGTACGGCGTACCGAGAGCCACAATGCCGCAAGTGAGAACGTTCCTGGCAGAGATAGAAAGGGCGATGAGATTATGACCAGAACTCACGTTGTCATATCGGCCTGTACATCGGAGATAATCTCACGGCCATTGTGACCCAATGACAACGACCGCCTAGCAATGTCTCCTGGGTATTCTGTAGCAGAATCCGCAGAAGAAACAGTGCACGGCACTCCCCCAGTCGTCCAAGACCTTGATCTGTCGCTTACAGCAGGGAAGGTCAACCATGGTCATATCGGAGACCTCCGGTGAAATCCATTCCTCATTCTTCTTCATCTCCTTACCCTCAAACCGGATGAAGCTGCTACGGCCCCTATTGCGCTTCAGGGGTCGGATAAGGTGTTTATTTAGCAGGTCAGCCATGACGTTACTGGCGATGACATGCACGTAAGCCAACTGCTCTTGTGTCCACCAATGGTCAGGTGGTGCCGATTGGCCACAGTAAGGGCAGTACTGATCTTTCTCGTCTTCGTCCCCGTCTTCGGCAAGAGCCTCCTCGATGCCCTGCTCCACGAGGAAGTTGTCTATGCGACATTGCGCAAGCTGGCCGAGTTCATTCTCTCTGAGGCAGACTTTGAACTCGCGGCAGCAAAGGGAGCACTCCCTCCGGAAGAAGCCCTCGTCGTCAAGAGGAAACGATACCTGTCTACTTCTCACTGGGCTTCTCCGCCTCAAGTTGCGAAAACCGCCTTATGAGGATAGTCGATAGGGCGGCAGCACAATTCAACGCCAGTTCTGCGAAGTTCTCGGAGACCGCTGGTGGAGCCGCCCCTTTTCCGTGGGCGTCTCCAAGCACATTTCGCATGCCGCCCAATTTACTGGCTATGCCTGCCAGAGCATTGAGAAGCTCAGTGACTGCTCCCGTTGGGTCGCAGTCGTCAAACCTCAGTGCTTTACGTGCTGACTTCCATAAATCAGTGACTTGGAGTTTCTTCGGGAGGGCTGCCCCCAGCTTCTCATGAATGGTCCGCATCACGCTTTCGAGGCAGGCAATACTCCGCGTGATAGCGTTGTCGAACTTGCCGTCCCTGATGCCCTCTCGTGCCGCCTCGACGTCCTTGTATGCCGCGAAGAACTCGCCACTCTGAAACAACCCACGTGCTGTAGAGACGTTTTGACGGGTTGTTTCGGCGGTGACCAGAGTACACGTGCGACAGTAGTCCAGCGTTGTCATACGCTTGCGGATTTTGCAGAAGAGATCTCCGAACGATACGCTGACACCGCCATAGTGCGGGCTTAGCGTAATCTTGGATGAGGCTGCATCACAGCCTACTTCACGGAACACTTTGCCTGCGGGGCAGTTGAAGCAAACCGTCGGGGTGGTTTCGTTAGTGTTGCCCTCACCTGTCTGCTTGGCTGCGCGACATATCAAAGTGCCAACTCCGAGTTGCTGGAATTGACAGTCGATGTTGTCGTCTTCGGACGGCTCGATGAGGTCTTGGGGCATTACTGGTACTCCCGAAGCTAGCCTGCTCACCTACCATAACGTGGCGTTAACCTATGTCCAGATCGCGCGGAAGGTAGCAAAGTTGCTATCAGATGTCTAGCGGTAGACATCCCACGGGATTTCGCTTGGAGCACCTCCGGTCCCGCGGGAAAATATATGCGGCATCGAGGGGCACGCCTCGGCGGCCCCGCCTGAAAACCGAATATTGCCCAGGGAACAGGGCCGGCCAGCCCTGAGTCTTCGGAGACGAAACTGAAGCCCCACCTTCACCTGATCAGGTGTGGAGGTGGGGCTTTTTCTTTGGGCACACAGCGGGATGGAGCAGTTGGCAGCTCGGCGGGTTCATGCCCCGCAGGTCGCCGGTTCGAGTCCGGCTCCCGCAAGTATGGCAGACGAACTGGACAACACGATTCGCGAGAACGCCACAGGGCCCAAGCGTGCCCGGGGCGACGCCGGCGAGATGGAGCAGCACCCGCTGAAGGACCAGATCGACGCGGACAAGTACCTGGCCGAGAAAAACGCCGGGCGGAATCCCGCCAAAGGCTTCACGCGGGTGAAGATCGTCCCGCCCGGAACGGTGTGACCATGGGCTGGTGGCCATTCACAAAGCGAAGTCGGCGAACAGGTGTAATGACCCGAACGCTGGTGGTCCGTGCGAAGTTCGACTCGGCCCAGACCACCCCGGACAACCGGCGGCACTGGGCCAACGCTGACGGCCTCTCGGCCGATGCAGCGGCCAATCCGGAGGTGCGCCGCACCCTCCGCAACCGTGCCCGCTACGAGGTGGCCAACAACTCCTACGCCCGGGGCATTGTCCTGACACTGGCCAACGACGTGATCGGTACGGGCCCGCAACTCCAGATGCTGACCGACGGTCCCGAAGCCAACCAGACCATCGAGCGTGAGTTCGCTGCCTGGTCCAAGGCGGTGGACCTCCCGGGCAAGCTCCGAACGATGCGGCAGGCCCGGGCGCAGGACGGCGAGGCATTCGCCGTGTTGTTCAGCAACGACCAGCTCGATTCGCCAGTCAAGCTGGACCTCAAGCTCATCGAGGCCGACCAGGTCGCCACGCCTTCGGTCAGGCGGGCCCTGGACGGCGGCACGGACGGTATCGTGTTCGATTCCCTGGGCAACCCGAAGCAATATCACATCCTGAAGTCCCATCCCGGCAGTGGCACGGGCACCGGTGCCCTTGATTACGACCAGGTCCCCGCCGAGAGCGTAATCCACTGGTTCCGCGCCGACCGGCCTGGCCAGCGCCGGGGGTTGCCGGACATCCTTCCGGCGCTGCCGCTGTTCGCGCAGCTCCGCCGTTACACGCTCGCGGTGATCGGCGCGGCCGAGTCGGCGGCCAACATTGCCGTGCTGATGAAGACCGGCGCCCCGGCCGGGGGCGAAGCGGCCGAGGTCGAGCCCATGACGGAGATGGAGTTCGTCTCGAACATGGCTGTCTTCACGCCCGAGGGATGGGAGCCGTCGCAGGTCAAGGCCGAGCAGCCCGCAACCACGTACGACATGTTCAAGCGGGAGATCCTCAACGAGATCGCCCGTTGCCTGAACATGCCGTACAACATCGCAGCCTGCAATTCGTCGGGCTACAACTACGCCTCGGGGCGCCTGGACCACCAGACATACTTCAAGAGCATCCGTGTCGAGCAGTCCCACCTGGAGACGGTCGTCCTGGACCGCATCCTAGAGGCCTGGCTGGCCGAGGCCGTAAAGGTCTACGGCCTGCGGGGGATCGATGAGTTCGGCCACCAGTGGTTCTGGGACGGGCACGAGCATGTCGACCCCGCCAAGGAGGCGACCGCCCAGGAGAAGCGCCTCCGGAACAACACCACGACGCTCGCTGCGGAATACGCGCGCCAGGGCAAGGACTGGGAGACCGAACTGCGCCAGCGTGCCAAGGAAGTGGCGCTGATGAAGGAACTGAGCCTGTCCCAAGCGGACACACCGGCCCCCTCGCGGCATGCACCAGAAGAGGACGATGACGATGAAGCAGAGCAAGACAAATCCGAAGCCGCCTGAGCAGTTAGAACTCACGGCCCAGATGGACATCACTGCCGGCGCGGACAGCGGCGACGGCAAGCCCTCACTGCCCCGGTTCAGCATGGTCGCCTACACCGGCGCCCCCATGCGGCTGGCGGCATGGCGCTACCCGGTAGTCGTGGACCTGGCCGGCCTGACCATTCCCTCGCAGTCCAGGCCCGTCCGCTTCGGGCACGATGCCAACAGCGGTGTCGGCCACTCCGATTCGATCCGCGTCGAGGACGGCAGGCTCATCGCCGCGGGCGTCGTCTCGCGCGATACCGCCGTGGCGAAGGAGATCGTCGCCTCGGCGAAGAACGGCTTCCCGTGGCAGGCCTCGATAGGGGCATCCGTCGAGCAGTTCGAGTTCGTCAAGGACAACCAGGCCGTGTTGGTCAACGGCAGGGACTTCACCGGGCCCTTGAACGTCGTCCGCAAGGCGACGCTCGGGGAAATCAGCTTCGTCGATCTTGGAGCCGACGGCAACACGTCGGCCAACGTGGCCGCTTCGGCCAAGGAGAACCAGACCATGGACGAGAACACCAGCGACAAGAACACCGCGGAAGCGGCCGACCAGGGCAAGGATGCGACCGAGGTCGAGCGGCAGGTCGACGCCGGCACAGAGGCCGGCGGGCCTGCCATCAAGGCCTCGGCGGCGACCGCCACGGCGCCCGATGCGGGGATCACCGCCGACCCGGTCGCCGACATGCGCGCCCGCGCCGCGGCCGAGCAGAAGCGGATCGCGGCCGTGCGGAAGGTATGTGGCGATGATCACGCGGAGATTGCCGCCAAGGCGATCGCCGAAGGTTGGGATGTGACCCGCACAGAACTGGAAGTGCTGCGCGCCGATAGGCCCAAGGCCCCGGCGGCGCATGTGCCTGACAATTCCATGACCGGCGCGGTCCTCGAGGCCGCGTGCATGCTGACTGGCGGGATCAAGGGCGACGACGTGGCCAACGCCTACGGCGAGCAGTCCGTCGACGCCGCCGATAAGCGATTCCGCGGCGGCATCGGCCTGCAGGAACTGCTGCTCGAGGCGGCCTGGGCCAACGGCTACGACGGCCGGAACTTCCGCGATAGCCGGTCGGTGCTGCGGTTTGCCTTTGCGCCGCAGCTGGGCATCCAGGCGGCGCTGTCCACCGTCGACATCGGCGGGATCCTGTCGAACGTCGCCAACAAGTTCCTCCTGGAGGGCTTCTTCAGCGTCGAGCGGACATGGCGGAACATCTGCGCGGTCCGCAACGTCTCGGACTTCAAGACGGTCACCAGCTACCGGCTGATCGGTAAGGACCAGTACGAGCTGGTCGCCCCGGGCGGGGAACTGAAGCACGGGACGCTTGGCGAGGAGTCCTACACCAACAAGGCCGACACGTACGGCCTGCTGCTCAGCATCGACCGGCGCGACATCATCAACGACGACCTGGGCGCCATCACGACCGTGCCGCGTAAGCTCGGCCGGGGCAGCGGCCTGAAGATCAACGACGTGTTCTGGACGGTGTTCCTGAATAACAGCGGACTCTTCAAGACGGCCAACAAGAACTACCTCACCGGTGTCGACACGGTGCTCAGCATCGACGGGCTGACCAAGGCCGAGGTCAAGTTCATGGACCAGGTCGACCCCGACGGCAAGCCCATCGGCATCATGCCGGCCATCGTCCTGGTGCCCACGGCGCTGAGTGCGATCGGCACGCAGCTGTGGAAGTCGCTGGAGATCCGCGACACCACGGCCAGCACGAAGTACCCCATCGCCAACCCGCACCAAGGCAAGTTCCGCGTCGAGGTCAGCCGGTACCTGTCCAACAGCAGCTACACCGGCAACAGCGACAAGGCGTGGTATCTGCTGGCCGAGCCGGCGGACCTGCCGGTGATCGAGGTCGCGTTCCTCAACGGCCAGGAGTCGCCCACCATCGAGACGGCCGACGCGGACTTCAATGTGCTCGGCGTGCAGATGAGGGGCTACCACGACTTCGGCGTGGCTCTCCAGGACCCCAAGGGCGGCATCAAGAGCAAGGGGGAGGCATGACTGCCATAGCCCCAGTTAGGAATCATTATCAATAAGGCCAGCAACGACAGGAGAACGATCTGATGGCAACAGTACAGTTCATTCACGACGGCGACGCAATCGACTACACGCCTGAGGCGGACATTGCCGCCGGGCAGGTCGTGGCGCGCAACGACCTGCTGGGCGTGGCCAAGCGGCCGATCCCGGCCGGCACGCTGGGCGCCCTGGCGGTGGTCGGGGTGTTCGACTTCCCCAAGGCCACGGGCGCCGGGACGGCCATCCAGGCGGGCGAAAGCCTGTTCTGGGACGAGGCCGAGGAGGTCGCCAAGCTCGACGATGAGTCCGGGGCGAACCCCCTGATCGGTCAGGCCGTTGCCCACGCCGACAGGGACGATGACACGGTCGCCATTCGGCTGAGCCAGGGCTACGTCGGGAACATCAACGACGATTCCGACGAGAGCGGCTACGAGAGCGAGTCGGGCTCGTAGCAGCGGGAGTGTGATAGCGTGGCCGACATGCTCGAACAAGGTGCCGCATGGTTGGATCGGATGCGCGTCAAGCATGCCTCGCGCAGCGTGACGTACGTCCGCGGCGCCGAGTCCGTTGAGCTGTCTGCCACGCTGGGCCAGACGACGTACGAGGTCGCCGACGAGTTCGGCACCACGGTCGAGGCCAAGGCGACGGACTTCATCCTCAGCGCGGCCGATCTGGTGCTGTCCGGCCAGAAGTCGCAGCCACAGCCGGGCGACCGGATTCGCGTGACAGTTGGCGACGAAGTACACGTCTTCGAGGTGATGGACCTCGGCGGCGCGGGCCATTGGCGGCCGAGCGACCCCTACGGGCACACGCTCCGGATTCACACCAAGCTCGTGGATACGGAGGCGGCATCATGACGACCGGACAGATCCTCTTGGCAATTGCGGCGGTCTTGCTGGGCGGCGGTGTGTTGACTGGCGCCGGGTGTTGGGTCGTCTCAGGCATGTTCGGCCTGCGGGCCCGCATGGCCCTGGTCGAGGGCGAAATCGTGCACCTGAAGGCCGAGATCGCCGCGATCCGCTCGACCTGCCACGGCCGGGAGCTGTGGCTCCGTGAGACGTGCGAGACGATGGGCCGGATCGACAAGAACGTGGTCAAGATCGCGGCCAAGCTGGACATCGAGATCGAGGAGTAGCGCCGTGTCGGTAGCCGTGGACATCGCCGAGGCCGTAAAAGAAGCCCTCAATGCTGGGAGTTTCTCGCAGCCCTTCACGGCCAGCCGAGAGTACCGCCCCGCGTTCGAGCTGAAGGACATGACCGATCTGCACGTGACGGTCGTGCCCCATGCCGTCGAGGTCACGTCGCTGTCGCGGTCCATGCAGCAGTACGACGTGCAGATCCACGTGGCGGTGCAGAAGAAGTTCACCGACGACAGTCCGGACGAGCTAGACCCGCTGATGGACCTGGTGGAAGAGGTAATGGACTTCTTCCGGCTGCGGAAGCTCGGCGACACCGGCGCGTCGTGCGTGGGCGTGGCCAACGCGCCGGTCTACGCCGCCGAGCACATGGCTGAGCTTCGGCAGTTCACGAGCCTCGTGACGCTGACGTTCCGGGTGATGAGGTAGGGAGCCAAAGAATGGTGGGCATGAACTTCAATCTGGCCAAGGGCATGTTCTTCACGTCGCCCGCCGTGCTAGGCGCGGTGGACCGCGCTACGCGGCGGGTGCTGTCGAAGTTCGGGGCCTACGTCCGCCGCTCGGCGCGCAGCAGCATCCGCAAGCGCAAGAGAGTCTCCGAGCCCGGCAAGCCGCCCTCCAGCCACACGGGGCTGCTGCGGAAGTTCATCTTCTTCGGCTACGACCGGGCGGACCGGACGGTCGTCATCGGCCCGGTCCCACTGCGGGCCAAGGCCGAGGCGCCGGAGTTGCTGGAACACGGCGGGCGCGTGCATCGCAAGGTCGGCAAGCGCCGCCGGCGGACTATGACCTACCGGCCGCGGCCGTTCATGGG